CATCCGCAAACTCATCGGTGAGGCGTACACAGAAGGACGATCTGTCTACGACACAGCCCGCCTACTCCGCACCATCGTGGGTCCACTGGACTCGCAGGTCGGCAGAATCGCCCGCGCATACGGCGAGACCGTGGATCTCCTGCGAGAGTCAGGACTCACGTTTGCGCAGGCGCAGGAGAAGGCAGCCAAGCAGGCGGAGCGGGTCACTGACCGAGCAGTAGCGTCTCGCGCTGAGACGATCGCCAGGACTGAGATCATCACCGCTGGGAATCAAGGGCGCATCGAAGCGTGGAGCCAAGCCATTGACGCTGGGCTACTTCCCTCCAATGCGCACAAAGAATGGGTGGCGTTTGACCCCTGCCCCGAGTGTGAGGGGCTCGACGGCGAAGTTGTCCCATACGACGAACCGTTCTCATCCGGCGACGACGGCCCAGCCGCTCATCCCAACTGCCGCTGCGCTGTTGTGTATGTGGATGACCCCAATGACTCAACCCTCAACATCCCCGGTATCGACGGAGGCGCATGATGTTCACCGAGTTTGACCTACGGAAGATGAGCGAGTCGGACCTACTCGAACGTCACGACCGCTCACACGAGGCGTCGGCTAACTTCGCCCCCGCCCAGTTGATCCATGCCGTGTACCGCCACGAGATCCACCGCCGCGGACTGGAATGCTCGTGCCCTGAGGTGTATCAAGGCGACACCTTCCTGAAGATGGAGTCCCGCACCGAGTCCCCCGACGACGGGTGGCGCACGATCACCGTGAACGGTGAGGAAGTGAAAGTCGGCCCCGGTGAGACTCTGACCCTTGCAGAGTCAGGTGGGTTGTCGGTGATCCCGAATCCCTCTGAGATCGTGGAGCAGGGCTTCGCGAAAGCGATCGACGAGCAGCGGTACACCCTGTCAGCCTGGTACATCCCAGGTCAGATGGACGCACACGGCGAATGGACCGACCCCGCAGAGTTACAGCAGGCCGCATGGCGCTACGTCAGGCGTGGAGATCGGCAGATCCGGCTGCAACACAACACCGAGATCGTGGCTGGCGAATGGGTCGAGATCCTCTCGTGGCCGTTTGAGGTCGTGGCTCCACGGTGGAACCCGGATACAGGCGAGCAAGAGTCGGTGACCTATCCGGCAGGCACAGTGTTCCTCGGAGTCATCTGGGACGACTGGGCGTGGGCTCTCGTCAAGGAGGGTCAGATCCGCGGTCTGTCGATCGGTGGAACCGCGTGGCGGGTCGAAGTGGATATGCCTGAGACTGGCGCACCAGTCGAAAGTGAATAAGCGTTCTAGTACATTAGGCGCGTGAACGTCAGCAAACATGACTGAGGGCAAGTAGCCTTCGTCGTGAACACAGGAGGTTGCTGGTGGCGAAACTTGTCGCACTCGATGTCGCTGAGACATCAGGCGTGGACTTCCCGGCGCACCTCGACAACGGCTGGATCGTCATGAAAGCCAGCACAAGCGAGACGGAGCAACCCGTGTCAGAGACCCCGGTCGAAGAGCCAACCGAAGTAGAGAAGTCAGACGGCCCGACTCCCGAAGAAGTCATTGCAGAACTCGAAGCCAAGGTCGCGGATCTCCAAGAGAAGTTGGACGCGAAGAACGCGGCGGCTGACTGCGCGGAGCCAGACGACGACGAGGCCAAGGACAACCCGTTCGCAAAGGCGCTGAGTGAGGCTCCCGAACTCGTCGTGAAGGCGTTCGCTGAGATGGAAAAGCGCGCAGCCTCCGCCGAATCGGAACTGGCAAAGGCCGCAGACGAGAAGGACTCGGCAGACGCAGAAGCGTTCGTCAAGACCCTCGATCGTCTCGCACTGACTGACGACATGGCCGACATCGTGAAGGCGGCACGTCGCCAGATGCCGGATCTCGCCAAGCAGGTCGAAGAAGTTCTGACCACCGTTAATGGTCAGGTCGAATCAGCCGGACTGTTCGCAGAACTCGGCAAGGCATCAGCGCCCTCCAACGAGGGAAGCGCTGAGGCGCAACTCAACTCACTTGCCAAGGCTAAGGCCGACTCAGATAGCGTCCCGTTCTCGAAGGCGTACTCGGAGATCCTGAAAACCAGCAAGGGCAAGGAACTGTACTCACAGCATCTCAACGAGGTAAGGGGCTAGGTCATGGCTTACGAAGGTCAGCAAACTCGCATCACGTTTAAGGCCGGAGCCGACCTTTCGGCCAAGCAGTTCTACGCGGTGAAACTGGACTCCACTGAGGGTCAGGTCATCGTGTGCGCCGGAACCACGGACAAGCCCATCGGGATCTTGCAGAACAGCCCAGCCTCAGGTGGAGAAGCCATCGTCGCGGTACAGGGTGTCACTAAGGTGAACTCGGATGCCGCTCTCGCAGTCGGTGACACGATCGGAACCGCCGCGGATGGTCAGATCGCCACTTACGCCAATGGCACTGACACCACGAAGTACATCATCGGAATCGTGGTGGCCGCTTCCTCCAACGCTGGCGAATATGCCACCGCCATCATCAACGCACCCGGCCATCGCGGCGCATAGGTAACAGGACAAGGGAGACACGACAATGCCTCAGCCAACATCAACCGCTGCCCATATTGACGGGCCGCTGTCCAACCTGTCCGTTGCGACCTTGCAGGACACTAACGGCTTCATCGCCTCCAAGGTGTTCCCGATCGTGCCGGTGGACAAGCAGAGCAACAAGTACTTTGTCTACCCGAAGAACGATTGGCAGCGCATCGAGATGCAGCGCCGCGCATCGGGAACCGAGTCGGCAGGTAGCGGTTACACGCTGTCCACGGACTCGTACCTGTGCGAGAAGTACGCACTGCACAAGGACATCGACGATGACCTGCGCGCCAACGCCGACGATCCGCTGGACGTGGACCGCGAAGCGACTGACTGGCTGACGCAGCAGAGCCTCCTGAAGTTGGAGCGCCAGTTCGCCTCTGACTTCTTCACCACGGGCGTCTGGACGACCGACAAGACTGGTGGCACTGACTTCACCAAGTGGAGCGACTACTCAGCCAGCAACCCGGTCAAGGACGTTCGCGCGGGCAAGCGTGCGATCACCCTGGCAACGGGCCTGAAGCCGAACACTCTCGTCATCAACTACGACGTGCGTGACGCGCTGATCGACCACCCGGACATCCTGAGCCGCAAGACCCCGACATCATCCGATGTTCCTGACGAGGCGTTCCTTGCCAGCGTTCTCGGTGTTGATCGCGTCCTCGTGGGCGAAACGATCTACGCCACGAACAAGGAGAACGGAACAGCCGCTACCTCGTTCCAGTTCGGCAAGCACGCGCTCCTGACCTACACGGCCCCAAGCCCCGGACTCCGGGTTCAGAGCGCCGCGTACACGTTCGCGTGGAAGGGTGTCTCGGGTGGCCTCGGCCTCACCGCAGGCGTCAAGCGCTTCCGCATGGAGCAGATCGAGTCGGATCGCGTCGAGATCAACATGGCGTGGGACAACAAGGTCATCGACGCTGGACTCGGATACTTCTTCTCAGGTGCAGTTGCCTAATGACTGCCACCATCGAATCGCGGCCCCTCGTCGGCGCACTCAACCTGTATCTCATCAGGCGCGAGTTCGACGGCGCGGGTGTCGTGCGGCATCCCGGCGAGATCGTGGATGCCTCTGAATGGCCGAACGCTGAACGCCTCGTAGCCACTGGTTACTTGATCGCGTTTAACGGCTCGGTTGTTGAGAAGGGCGGTCGCATGTGGAGAAACACTGACATCGCTAACAAGTTCCTCCCGCAGTCACGCCGCAAGACCTCCCCGAAGGAGTAACCCATGCCAAGCCCAGTTCCTACCTCTCGACTGACACGCGCCAACGTGCTCGTTGGTGGAGTCACGATCGACGGACCATCTGGCTCCCCAGCAGGCGTCCTTCAGTTCGTACCCAAGGTCATCAAGGTTCCGGTTACCGCCAAGTCCACTGGCGAGAAGGACACCACGATCGACCTGCCGACCAAGGGCATTGTGCTCGATGTCTGGGTAGACGTGACGACCCTCGAAGCAACGTCTGGCACAAAGACGATCGACGTGGGCCTCCTGTCCTCCGAGTCTGGTGGTGACACTGACGGTTTCCTCGTGGGCGTCTCCACCGCGGCTGCTGCCACAAAGGCTCGTGCTCTCGTGTCGGGTGGCGTGACCGCTGGTGCTCTGTTTAAGGAAACGATCACTGACTCCGGCTCCGCAACCTCGTCCGTGTTTAAGCCACACGTTCTCAACGGAACTGCCAAGTCGCTCGTCTACCAGTTGGGCGCAGCACACACCGAACTCGTTGCCGACATCTACGTTCTTTACATCGACCTGACATAGAGGGGCGGACACAATGGCTGACCGTCCATCTGGGAACGGCTACACCGTTCTGGCTTCATCGGCTCGGACTGCCACGATCTCATCGTCTGCTGTTGTGGGCGAGGAACATCGAGGCGCGCACATCATTGTGCGGGCGACTGCATCAGCGGCAACGCCATCAGTCGTCCCGACCGTCGAGGGCTACGACTCAGTGGCCGACGCCTGGTACACGATCCTCACAGGTGCAGCGGTGACTGGCGTCTCCGTAGTTGTGCTGAAGGTCTACCCAGGGATCACAGCGGTGGCGAACGTGGCTGTCTCTGATTGCCTCCCCGCACGCTGGCGCGTCACAATGACTGCTGGTGATGCTGACTCGCTGACCTACTCTGTTGTTGCCAATCTGCTGAAGTAAGGAGTCCGCCGTGGCTGAATCTGTGGACTTTACGGTTCGGCAGGGCGACACGTTCGATCACACAGTGACGTGGGAGATCGGGCCGGACGTAGACAACCTGACCCTCGTTAATCTCACCGGCTACACGGCGGCAATGCAGATCCGCGCGACGTATGCCTCGACGACGACAGTCGCGGCTCTTACTCATTCTTCTGGACTCACGCTCGGTGGCGCTGCTGGGACTATCCAGATCCAGTTATCAGCGGCGGCGACGGCGGCTCTGGCAGCGCGCACTTATGTCTATGACTTGGAAGTCACATCCGCTAGCGGAACCGTCACGGGCATCATCGCTGGAACCTTCACCGTGACTCCCGAGGTCACGCGATGACTGTCTCGTCGGTGGAGCGGATCACCGTTACGGACTCGGAACTGCGGGTCATCTCCGTCTCAGGCGAGCGCGGACCGCAAGGCGCCACCGGCGCAGCGGGAGCAGCGGGAGCAGACGCCGACGTCTCCGCGCTCCTGGTCAAGGCCAACAACCTTAGCGACCTCGCCAGCGCATCGACGGCCAGGACGAATCTCGGCCTCGGCACGATGGCCACCGCCACGGCCACCGACTATCTGACCAAAGCCGGGAACCTCACAGGGTTAGCGGATCTGCCCAAGGCCAGGACAAACCTTGGCCTCGGCACCATGGCGACCGCAACCGCGTCGGATTACCTCAGCAAAGCAGGGAACCTCTCCGGGATCGCAGACCTAGCGGTAGCACGAACCAACCTCGGCCTGGGCTCCATGGCAACCGCGACCGCCTCGGACTACCTCAGCAAAGCAGGGAACCTCGCAGGGTTAGCGGATCTGCCCACGGCCAGGACAAATCTCGGCCTCGGCACTGCGGCAGTCGCGGACACCGGCACCGGCGCAAGTAACGTCATCCTCGGCAACGATTCCCGTTTGACGGACACCCGCACACCATCGGCAGCGTCCATCGTGGACGCCATGATTGCCACGACGCTAAGCCCGTCGAAGATCACGGGCACGGCAGCGATCCTCGGCGCGAACACGTTTACGGCTCAGCAGTTCATCGACGGTTCATCGGATCAGATCCAGCTACGGGTACAGGGTGTAGCCGGTCAATCCGTGAACACGGTCACGGTCGAAAACTCATCAGGGGCGGCCCTCGCTTCCATTAGCGCAGCAGGGTTGGGCACGTTTGCAGGGCTAACGGTAAGTGCCGGATATGACATCAACGCTTCGCACGCGGCGGGGGTAACGAATACTCGTTACGGCTCGCAGGCAATGCGCGTAGCAGCCAGCGGCACGCACAACACTTGCTTTGGCTACTACCCAATGGGTGCTCTCACGTCGGGTAGTTTCAACCTGGCTGTTGGTTCCACATCCTTAGCGACGCTGACGACTGGTTCGCGAAATATTGGGTTCGGGTCTAGGACTCTCAACAGTCTCCAAACCGGCAGCGACAATGTTGCGGTTGGCGTTCAAGCACTTTTCAGTACCACGGGATCGCAGAACACCGCTGTTGGCTCTGTCGCTGGCTACTACGCCACAAGCGGATCGGCAAACATCTATCTGGGTTATTACGCGGGCTTGTACGCCACCACCCAAAGCAACGAGTTGTTTATCAACTCGATCGACCGAACGAACCGCGCGGGCGATATTGCGAAGTCAATCATCTACGGCGTACAGGCGGCGGCACCGGAAGATCAAACGCTGACGTTTAACGCCAAGGTGTCCACCACCTACAAGCTCACCACCGCCGCATCTACAGCAACCGAGTCAGGACTCAACGTTCCGCCAGGAACCGCGCCGACTTCGCCCGTTGACGGCGACATGTGGACGACCTCAGCGGGCGGCCTATTCGTCCGCGTGAACGGTGTCACCAAGCAAGTTCAATTCGTCTAGCAACCACAGGAGAACCCATGACCGACTTTGATCCCACCTCAGCCCTCACCGACACCGAGAAGGCGCAGATCGCCAACGAACGAGTACGCGCGTGGGCCGCCGATGCCTATGGGCACATGCTGAACAAGGAAGCGGTGAAGGCGGCTGACCCTGACGCTGACACGACCGACATTGACACCGCCCTGCGCCACATCGGTGAGGCTATGAAGGCCACGTTGGATTCGGTGAAGGACGTGGACACCGAGGGTTTCGAGTCCCTGTCGAAGGCGTCGGCTGCACTCACCGCCTCCCGCGAAGTGAAGCCGGTGAAACCAGGTAAGGGCGACGAAATCCAGGCGGCGCGTGAGGCCGTCGAGTAATGACCACGGTGGCGGCAATGGTCGAACTGAACAGCGACTGGATCAGCGGACTAGCGGGGGTAGTGGTGGCTTTATTCGGTGCGCTCGCATGGTTCATCCGTTCGACCGTGGCAACCGCTGTGAAGGAATTAGACGCGCGGATCAGCACGGACATGTCCGACATCAAGGCGCATATCGGTGACCTGGCCGACCGTACCCACCGGCTAGAACAGCAGGTGGACGAGGTGGTCATCCCACGCCAAGCAGACATTGCGCAGCGGCTACATGTGAACAAGCGGAACGACGACGATGGGGGACGGCAATGAGGGACGCATCCAATACCGGCTACATCACGCTGACCAAGCATCTAGGGAACCTCACGATCACCACACCGGGCGTCATCGACGGACTGGACATCTCCGGGTACGTCGTCATCAAAGCGCCGAACGTGACACTGCGGCGCTGCATTGTGCGCGGCGGCCCACCGGTTACCCAGGGCGGTAACGCTGTCATCTCCATCGTGCAAGGCGCGGCGGGATTCCTCGTCGAGGACGTGACGATTACACCCGCGTATCCCAATGACCGTCTCAACGGCATCAACGTCAATCAGCCGGGAACCATCCGCCGGTGCAACATCTCCGGCACCGTGGACGGCGTGATGATCTACGGCAACGGCGTCACCATCGAGGACAGTTACCTTCACGACTTCGCCACCCTTCCGACGACGACGCAGGCCGACGGCAAAACCCACAACGACGGAGTTCAGATCCAGGCGGGCTCCGGCATCGTCATCCGCCGCAACAACATTCGCGGCGCGTCAAATAGCGCGATCATCATCACCCAAGACGCCGGGACGGTTGGCGATCTCACGATTGACGACAACGACCTGGACGGCGGCGCCGTGTCCATCAACGTCGTCACCAATGGCCTGCCGCTCTCCAACATCAAGATGCGGCGCAACTACTTCGGCAGGAACCAGCGCCTCGTCGGCAAGGCGATCATGGCGCGCGCATCCCATTGCGTCCCGGACATCACCGGATCGGTCTGGGCCGACACCGGCGAACCGGTCAAAGTTTCCAAAGGCTAGACCCCATCCAACCCCGCCACGGCGGGGTTTCTTCATGTAGGAGGCACCATGTCCGAATCCACTGCGTCGCGTTCGGTGAGAAATGCGCGCCGGGGGCACAGGCGCAGACGTGCGAAAGACTTCCTCGAACGCCTGGCGTTCACCGTCGCATTCGTCGTCGTTGGCCTGGCGATCCCGTACCTGACCGGGATTAACGAATCGTGGGCAATCCCCATCGTTGCCGGGTTGCAGATCATCAAGAACCTTCTCGCCCAGCAGGTAGGCGATCCCAACACCGCCGGATTCACCGACACCGCGCCGCTACCGGTGTCACCGGCGGAACTACCAGCTGCGCCCGCCGACGCGCCCGCCGTGGACAGCGACGATCCCGAGGACTACTCGTGAGCCGCCGTACCGCCGTAGACTTTCGCGGCGTCCGCGTCAGCAAGCACACCCGCAACATGGTGCTATGGGCTGAGAAGCGGGCGGGTTTCCGTTTCCACATCGCACAGGGATCATGGTCAGGTGCAGCCGCATCAGCCGGAACCCACACGGGGCCGGGTGCGATTGACATCGGCGCGGCAGGACTGTCGAAGGCGCAACGTGTTGCCGCTGTCCACGCCCTGAAGAACGCCGGGTTCGCGGCCTGGTATCGCAGATCGGTCCCCGGACTCTGGGGACCACATATCCACTGCGTCGCGTTCGGTGAGAAATGCGCGCCGGGGGCACAGGCGCAGAAGGGTTCCTACGACCGCCACCGTGACGGGCTCGCGGGCGACGGGTACGACAAAACCTACCGCCCGAATCCCAAGGTGAAATGGGGTTACCTTCGCAAACGTCCGGTGCGGCGCAAGTGAAGCCCGCCGTCAGGTTCGACCCCACGAACCGGCCCGTCGAAACCGGACGGCTGCTGATCCACGACCTAGGCCGCATCGTTGTTGATTCGGTGGTGACAGCCGGAAAGTTCACGATCCGTCAGGCATATGACTACGCAAGGAAGTGTCACTGGCTCTAACCGATAACAGACCGCGCCCCACCTGCTCGCCCTTAGAGGCTTGAGCGGGTGGGGCGCTTTGTTGTGTCTACGGAAGTTTGCCAGTGAAGATAGCTGAATCCCCGACGAGATCCGCTTTCGCCGCTAGGACTATCTCGGAGCCAGCAGGAGCGTCACAGCCCCACGCGGCTTTCCACGACACCGAACGCCCAGGGAGAACGGGAGTACTCGGTTCAGACTCGACACCCTTTGCGCTGTCAAATATGCGATCACACTCGCGACCCCCGGCGCTGGCCGTTGTGTACACGTCAGATCCGGGCTTGTACTGCTCCTGAGAATTGTTCGTCACCTTGATCGTCGTGCTGAACGCCCGCGCGCCCTTTCCGGAGGCGTACTCAGATGGCTTGTACGCCACCGCCGGGGATGTCCCGACCACCACGGCGTTGCTGAACGTGACTGACCCACCCATTGGTGTCGTGTTCGCTGCTGGTGCTGGTTGCGACGCTTCGCTGGGGCCACCAGACGGATTGCTGGCAACACGCCGCGCCGTTTTGTGGCAAATGGCGTAACGAGAAGTGCGTCATGTGCTTACATGTGCTTATGACGCACACCGATACCGATTACGCGTCGGAGATTCGCGCCGCCATCGCTCGCAAGAACATATCCAAAGCCGACGTAGCGCAAGCACTCGGCAAGTCCCGAGCGACAGCCAGCCGCAAGCTCTCCGGCCTCATCCCCATCACTCTCGACGAGTTGCACGTCCTCGCGGAGTTAATCGAAGTTCCGCCCGCTTCGCTTCTCCCCACTGACAAGGCGTCAGCGTGAGTACCGACCTCACTGTCCACGACGCCCGCGTGCTCACCGCGCGCATCCGTGAGTCCGTGGCAGGCGTCTGGGATCTCATCGTTGAGGCGTACACGTCACGCGCCTGGACCTCACTCGGTTACGACTCATGGGACGACTACACGCGAACCGAGTTTGACGGTGTGCGAATCGCACTACCGCGCGAGGACCGCCGCGAAGTTATCGGCAGTCTGCGAGATGCCGGGTTAAGCACCCGCGCCATCGCATCGGCCATCGGCGTCGATGACAAGACGGTACGTAACGACCTTGCAGGTGCGGAAAATTCCGCACCTGTCATCGGGGCCGACGGCAAGCAATACGCGCCGAAACCCGCGCACATCACCACAACCACCCGCACCACTGAGGCCACGAAAGTCGAGCACGACGTGGACCTTGAAACGGGTGAAATCACGTCCCCCGGCTCGCGTGCTCCGCTTCAGGACTCAGCCCCTGGCGTCGAGCAACTATCCGAGCCGGGGGCGCTCGACCAATGGCTAGATGACGACGACAACCTCCGTCGCGCCCGGTTCAACAAGTTGTTCTACGCCGACATAGCACGCGCGACTCGGATCACCGCAAACACCGCTGAGGAACTCGCGGAACTTGGCGACGACGACGCACTGAGCGAATACGAGTCGCTGATTAACAACCTCGAACGCCACTGCCAGCGGGCAAAAGCCTTGCGTGGTTCCCACCTAGAAATTGTGAGGTAGACGTGAAGCACTGGACGAACGACGAACGCACCGAATACAGCGAACTGCTCGACGGTGTTCTAAGCGAAGCAGAAACAAGTCGCGACCGAACCGCGCTCATGGTGGCCCGCGTAGACGATGCCATTCAGGCGCATCGGGCATGGGCACGCGAGATCGCCGCTGAAGCCCGCCAACGCGGCCACGCCTCGCAGTGGAAATCGCACGCCAAGAAGGCGCGCGTCCTTGTTAGTTACTCAGGCGAGGTACTCAGCAAGCCGCGCGTCATCGGAGTGAAGCGGCAGAAGTCCGGCCAGGTCATTGACCAGCAGGCGCTGATCGAGTTCCTGACGTTTGACGAACTGCGGGCAAAGCGCACCGCGTATGTCCAACAGGTCAAGTCCTACTCGGAGTCCATCGCGCTCATGGATCGTCTGATCGCGTTGCAGGAAATGAGCGGCGCAAGTGATGCCGAAACACCCGACCAGGCAGCGGCACGTCTTGGCCTCACCTTGGACGACTACCTCGGGCAGGCGGCATGACACCCGCCGAGCTGCTCTTTGACCTCCTACTGATCGCCGTCGTGGCCTACTGCCTAGCGCGGGTGAACCTGCAGTCGGTTCGCCGCGAACGCGACATGTACCGCCACGACGCATCCCACAACGCCGCCGTGGCCGATGCACGTCACCACACGGCGCAACGGATCGGCCAGGAACTGATAGCCGCCCACGTCGCCGTGGAAT